AAGTATTCCAGCACGGTCACATCCGAGGAGTCCGAGTTGCGGGTGGTGCTGACAATCCGAAAGTCCTCATAGGGCATCAGGATGGTGTCAGGAGCTTCCACCATGTTGGAATCGCCAACAATGGCAGTCACGCCATAGTTCAGGATTTCCAGCATTTCAGGAGCCGTGGTGGCGCCGCCGAACCACTTGTCGGCCACCAGAACGTCAACGGTGGGGTTGTTGAAGAACCCACCCAGGCCAGCGGAGCTTTCGCCAAACATGGCGATGCTTTCCACCTTCTCTTCGTAGGCGCGGCGCACAGCGGCGGCACGACGCTGCTCCAGGGCCACGTTGGCCATTTGGGCAGCACGCAGTTCTTGCACGGTGTAACCGAAAGAACCACCGAACGAACGGATGGGGATGGTCTTCTCCACCTGGCTAACGTCAGCGCGGGGCAGATCGTCAGCGGCGTCAGCAATCAGGCGGAACTCGCCAGTGCTGTCCATCACCCGGTAGGTGAAGGTTTGCGCTGCGTTACCAGCTTCGCTGGTCACAGGCAGGATGGTGGGGTATTTGATGTCAGCGTACTGAGTCTCAAACACCTGAGGGCGGATGTGCTCAAGCTGACGCTCAAGAAACAGGCCCGCCTCGTCCATGCGAAATTCAGACATTGTTGGAACCTCCTATCAGTCAGCGGTGAGAGTGAAGCTCGGGCCATTCAGTTCAACGATCGCCAGGCCGGAGCCGGTGACGGAATTGAGATAGCGAGCATTGGACAGGCGAGCCGTGCGACCACTGAGGCCACTGGCAAGCAGTTGACCGGCATAACGCACGCCGGTAGCGGTGTGAATGACGCGCACAACAGTGGAAGGATCCACGTTGCCATGGACGTACATGGCCACTGCGCCTTCGTTCAGGACGTTCATGGCCTGAGTGGCCTTCACGCCGGGGCGGCTGTTGCCGTCTTCAGCGGTTTCGTCCACGTAGGTGAGCACGTTGACGCCGAGCACGGTTTCGCCAGTGGCGCCGATGGTCTTGGCAGAATTGGGGACGGTGCCGCCGGAGGCGTAGGTGACGATATTGCCAAAGGCAATCACGGCACCAGTTTCATTGACATAGGAGCCAATGGTGTTGTCCCGCATGTCGGACAGTTGGCCTTCCAGCAGGGCGTCGTGAATGAGGCCATAAGCCTGTTGCACGCCGCCGGCAGTGGCAGTCCCAGAGGTGGTAAAAGTGACAGCCATGGATCAGTTCTCCTTGGTAACGGAAAGAGGCTTCTTCCAAGCGTTCTGCACTTGCTCGACGTAAGCCGCCGGAGCAGAAGCAGGAGAGGCGATGGAGGCAACGGCTTCACGCAGGGGGCGAGTGGAAGAATCCTTGCGGGCCGGGGCATCGGTCAGGGCGTCGAACATTGCCTGCACGTAATCGTCGGAACGATCGGTGAGGGCAACGGAATCGCCGCGCACTGCGGAGATAGCGGCTTCCATGATTTCGCGGGTGTTCTTGCCCGAGAAGTCATAGGCGCTATCGAGGGACGGGCGAGCTTTGTCAATGAGCGCAATCCGCTCATCCACCATGGCGCTCAGGTCCACTTGACCAGCGGCATCCAGGGCAGCGCGGGCTTCACCCAGCTCCTGCTCCAGGGCATCAGCACGCCCTTCAGCAGCGTCCATCTTGCCGGTCAGCTCCTTTTCCATGGCATCCATTTCTTCCTTCATCTTGGAAGCATCAGCCATCAGATCATCGTATTTCTTCTTCATGTCTTCGTAGGAAACCTTGGCGTCGTCGCGCTCTTTGGCGATAGCCGTGGCAATGCCTTCGGACACTTCAAAAGAAACACCGTCGAAATTGACTTGCGCAGTCATAACTTGTGTCTCCTTGGTTGGTAAAAGTGATGGGGCGGCAGCATCCATGCGATCAAGATGCAGCTTGACATCAGGGCCTGCACGGCCACGCTTGACCACGGCAATGTGATTGCCCATGATCTTGCGCTGGATACCGTCGTACACTTCACCGCTCTCGGTTGTGCCGGGAGTTGGGTCAAAGTCCACACGGTATCCTGCACTCACTTCTTTAGCGTCACCTCGCATGATCTTTTCGATCAAGCGTTGGTTGGTCACAGTAAGCACAGCCCGCACCATTCCATTGTCATAGACAATTTCAGTGCCGGCAAAGCCCTTCTGGAACTCGTCGGTGTTGGTGCTGTTGAGCAGCCCTGGCGGATGTTCGTCAGTGACTACTTTGCCAGCAAAAGAAGCAAGGCTTTCGGGAGACGCCACTTCTTCCTCGGGCCGGTACTCCCTGCGGATACCACCATTGGCATCGGTGTACATTTGCACACCAGTGCGAGCGATGGTAGCCCAAGCACGAAGATAGCCTTCTGGCGTCACTTCGTACTTATCAATGGGCGCAACGTCGTAGCGGAAGGAAGTTTCGCTCATGGCACTAATGTAGCCACTGCGGAACAATGAGCTACAGTATCTGTGCCAGTGACGAAACACCGTGCGTTACTTAATGACCAGCAAGGAAAACGCCCTGCGGATGCCTCACCGGCAACGCAAGGTGTTAGTGGCCACTCGCATGAAAGACGCTCGGCTCAATAGTGGTTTGTCTCAGCGTGATGTAGCCCTTGAGCTACACATTGGTGCCTCCACGTACTGCCGCATGGAACGTGGCATCACAGAGCCTTCAGCCGTGCAACTGGCTACCCTCAGTGGCCTCTATGGGCTGTCGGTGCTGTGGCTCCTGGGGATGCCCAACTTTGTCATTCACGCCGCTCAGTCTTCGTCGTCTTCCTGAACAGAAGCCAGTTGATTCTCGATACCGCTCATCACGTATGCCTTGGCAATCGCCTCCACCTCAAACACCAGCATCTTCACCGGCTCGTAGTATTCATGAGGCTTGTCGTAGTGGTTGGTGACAAAGATGTGGGTTTCGTCCAGTCTGCCATTCTTGAATCGCTGTTCTTCAACCAGGCGCCAGTGGGGAGTGTCACGGTGCTCATGGCCCGACAGGATCGCCAGGGCTTTCAGTAGGCCAATGCCTTCTTCGTCTTCATCTTCAACGATGCGCACATAGTCGCTCATGGCTTGGCGGAACGGCTTTCAACCATCTTAATGATGCGATTCGCCCAAGCCTTCCCTGCATCGCCTCCCCAGAGCAACATTGAAATAAAGCCTGCATCGTCTTCTCCTCCAGCAAAGTTCTTCTCGTGCCTTGAGAAAAACGCTGCCATGCGCTTGATCGTCTCGTAACTGACTTTCTCACCATTGGCCAGGCTTGTAGCCCGCGCCACGCCACTGCCAATGCCTTGCTTGCCAGCCTCCTGCGTGGTCAGGCCGCCTCTGCCATGCTTCTTGCGCAGCTCCAGGCCACGACGGGCTGCTGATCGAACAGACGATGGAGGAGAGAATGATTCAGCGTCGTCTCTGCCATCTTCTTCGGGCTCATCTTCCCCCGTCTCGGGATCCTCTTCGGACTCCTCTTCCTCGCCTGCCATTTCCATGAAAAAGCCCATGTAGTATTCATCGCTCATGTCCTTCTTCGGCTTGCGGGACATTCCAGCTTTTGACAGGGCAATCGCCAGCGCCTGTTGCGGGCTGGTCACTTTGCCGCCACTGCTGCTCTTGAGCTTGCCAGCCTTGAACTCCCGCATCACCTTGGCCACCTTGGCCTGCTTCTCTTTCTTGGTCATTGCCAGTCGTGCAAGGTAATACCATGCTGCTCGCATAGTTGCTCAATTCTAGCCTTGAGCCCCAGGATCAATGAAAGATCCTCGGAGTCGCGCCAAAACCGATGATGCCACTCAACGAATATCTCCTTCACCCATCGGCCAACGCCTTCAATCTCCAAAATACGAGGCAAAACCGTAAACTCACTGCCCTCAATGTCGCACTTAATGGTCAGTTCCGCATTGGGATCTTGAGCCACAATCTCACGGACAATGCGCCCTGCATCCATGGCCTCCACTTCGTATTCCTCGGCGCCATGCTCAATCACTTCCGCGATGTGCATGGACAGGCAGTTTGATCCGCCCTCGTAGTTGGGGCACCATCGAAACGCAATCGTACCGTCATAGCTTGCCACTGCTGCGTGGAAGGCTTGAAAGCCGGTAAAGCGATCGGCAATGGGTTGAATGTAAGCGGCGTTATCGGCGGCGATTTGCTTGGACGCCTCAAACGTGTAGACGTTCCACTGGTGAGGCACCTCTGGGCCAAAGTAACCACTGCGCTCAAACTGCAAGATGCCATTGCCGCAGGCTGAATCCCTGAAGTAATGAGTGCCGAAGTCCAGAAAGTGCTTCATGCGTAGAGACTCCGTTGTTGCCACAGCACATTGTAGTTGTTGGTTCCTTTGGCGCCCAGTGCCGATAAATCACCACCACCAGCCGGTTTGCCCCAGGCCAAGATGCTGCCATCAGGCAGCACAAAAGCAGTGTTCTGTTTCTCATGCGTGGGTGTGAGTTGCAGGAAGTCCCCGTAGACAATGCCAGCGTGCTCACCATGCTTCGCCAGTGCCTGCCCTAGCACGGGCGTAGCAGTGGGGGACAATGGAGTGATGCCGTAGTAAGCGTTCTCGACATTCTCCACCACTTGATCAATGGCATAGCGCAGTGCAGGGTTACCAGGCTTGGAGAAGATCACTGCCGTCATGCACGCCCAGCAAGTGCCAGTGAACTTCTGGATTTCACGGAAGGCCACCATGTCGATATGCTCTGCCAGTTCCACGGGCGTATGCAAACGGATGCCCATGTCAAAGTACCAGCCCCCTAAGGCATGGAGCAGGGCATAGCGCCCCAGGTCAGCCTTGTTGGAGTAGGAGCGGAGCTTGTCATAGGCTGCCACCACTCGCTCGTCATAGTGCTCAACCATGAACGCCCGCAATGTGGCATTGTTGTAGCGCACGTAAGGCAGCGCAAAGCCAGCCTGCACTGTTGCATTGAACTGGCTCAGCACGGGCGGCACTTCATTGCCGCCACTGTCCGTCAGGAAGATTTGGGATACTTGCATGATCAGGCCACCTTCACTGCTGCTTGCAGGGCAGGAGGCTGCCCAAAGCCCTTGAAGTCCTGCGCGACAGGCTGTGGCGCCAGCAGATCAGCCACCACGCCCAGCATCGCCTGTTGAATGACAGGCCAAGTGAACTGCGGCTCCTCGATGCGCTGCTTGCACCATTGCCCATCAGCAGCCAGTCGCTCCCGATCGTTGTAGTAGCCGTTCAGGATGGCCGCCAAGCTGGAAGGGTCAGGCAGCAGGCGCTCCAGCCCATAGTTGCAATCAGTGGCCTGTGCGTTGCACTGGATACGAGGTGTGTTGGTGAAGATTTCCTGCAGGCTTGTGTGGTCTGGCACCACTTGCGCAACGCCAGTTGCAGCGTGCTCAGTATTGACCAGGCCCCAGCCCTCGCCAATGCAAGTATTCACGCCAATGTCCACAGCGTTATACACTTCATTGAGCTTTTCAATGGAAAGGCAATTCGCAGTGGAGAAGTGCGGGCCGCTCAGGATGAGCTTATTGGTGGCGTCGTAGCCCATGTCACGCGCCACTCGCCGGAACAGCGGCACAATCTCCCAGCCCATATCCTTCACGCCCATGTGCAGCCACAGGCGGGCATCAGGCTTGTCCAGGGCAAACTCAACGAAGCCTTTGATGGTCAAGTCGATGCGTTTCCGTGGCTGGTTGCGGTTGCCATTGAACACGATAAAGGTGTCTTCAGGGAGGCCCAGCGAACGGCGGCACTGCTGCTTGTCCAGGGGGAAGAACTTGGAGAAGTCTGTGCCATGGCCAATCACTGGCACGGGCCGCTGATAACCCATGCGGGCAATTTCATGGGCGCCAAAGTGCGTGTAGGTAATCATCTGGTCCCACTTCTCTACTGCGGGCAACAGTTCAGGGAACAAGCCGTAGGAGTCAATGGGAGTGTAGATGCAGCTCTTGAATGGAATGTCTTTCTTCAGTCCTTCGATCTGATCGTATAGCGAAATTGCCACCCAAATGTCATTGACAATGAACACCAAGTCGGGCTTCAGTTGCTGCACCATACTGGCAATGCGGTGCGAGCCGAACGGGTCCGAGCCATGGGCCTGCGCTGGATACATGGCGCAGTGCTGCTGCATTGGACTGGGATCGCCGTGCCAGTTGACAGCTAGAGCATGAACCTCATGCTCCTTTGCCAAGGCTGGGACAAGGTATTCGGCCACACGCCCAAAGCCGGTTTGCACGCCAATGTCGCCGCAGTAAAGAATCTTGGCCACAAGGGAAACAATGAACTGCCGCCATGATACCGACTGTTCTTACAGAGGGCATGAGTAACGCATCCGCCGTCTTACACCATTGCAGCCGGAGCCTGCTGCCTGAAATACTGCACGCCACAGCGGCAACGTGCGCGACATGCGCAACGCTGCCCCGGCAGCGGCACTGAACCAATCGGCACGATTCCCCGACTGGCATAGGCGAGGCAGTCTTCGCAGTGCTGCGCTTGAGCGTCCAGCAGTCGCTTCATCAAGCTGAAGCCCTGCTTCTCCTGCCTGATGGCACCACCCTCCCAGAAGGAGCCCCTCACGCTCTGCGCATACAGCGCAGCCCTCGCCATGGCCATAGGGGCAGACATGCGCTGCTCCAGCATGTCAAGGGCGAAGTTCTGCAGGTAGGCGTACTCCTGCCTCAATCGCTGCCCCACCCTTCCATAGTCACTGCTGCTCATGCCAGTGCGCCCACCGTGGCCCACAATGGCTGCCTGAATGTGGGCCGCCTTGATAGCTTCCCTCATGCTGCCTTGCCATTGATCCAGCGTGATGCTGCCCTCAGCCAGCATCTTGGTGTAGCGCCGCACACTCCGCTCCATCGCGGCAATCTTGCCGTCCACCAGTGCCTCAACAGCCTTCTGGCTCAGGAAGCGCCCTTGTTCATTGCGGTAGCGGCCCGTCCGTGGGTCAAACGACCACTGCGCATCAAATCGAGCTTCAATGGTGGCGGAAAATGAGCTGAGATCATTCAGCATTGTCGGCTTCCAGAATGTCCTTGAAGCGGGCTGGTGCCTCTTCCTTCCATTGCTTGACTGCTTCCTCTACGTCCTCCGGCGAAATGAAGGCCACTTCGTCGTCGGGCGGCAGGATCATGCCTTCCACCTTCATGGGGTCGATGGCATCAGTCTTGCTGCTGACCATCTTCGCGGCGCCACGGCGATCAGGGTCAGGGTCAGCCTTGCGCTTCCTGGCGACAATACGCTGTCGCTCTTCCTTGCTCATGCCCTCTGCCTTGGCTTTCGGCAGGCACTTTGGCTTGCCCTCGCCTTCTGATCGTCCTCCGCAGGGGCCAGCAATCTCACCACTGCTGGTCAGCCTCACCCACTGCTCCTTGAACCATTCCGCCAGATCATCCTCAGTCACATCTTGCCCATCGCTCCTGAACGCACCAGACAGTGAACCATGCTTACGCCGGTACAAGTCCTTGTAGTGCTGCACGACGTAGCCACTGGCGTAGGCACTGGGCCACACCTTGAACTTTGCCTTGGCAGTAGCAACAGCCTGTTCATGGAGCGACTTGTCCGTGAATTGCACGTCTCCCCGCTCATGCTTCAGGCTGCCAGCGGGATATAGGCCAGCTTCATCCGCCACTTCCCTGGTGCCATCAATCGGCAAGGTGCCGTTTTGTTCGTCCAATGGATTGCGGCCTCCTGGGGACACGCCCTGCCCAGGTTTCTGCAGCATCGCTGGGTTGGCCTTCAACGATGGATCCAGGGCGATTTCCATAGACCACTCCGAGCCGCCATAGCGTGCCTGTCGCACTTCCTCGGGGTGCAGCACGCCAAGCTGTAGGTAGCGCCCATCCGTTGCCGCAGTGCGGGCCCGCACATCTGCTGACTCCCGCTCGTTCAGCTCAAACAGATCATTGAAGGAAATGCGCCACGACTCCGGCAGCTTCCCGCGCGTGGGGCCTGTCTTGCTGAGCAGGATCATGCGCATCAGCTTCTGCAACGGCCTCTTGTAGTGGCTGGCCTGGTAGTCGCCCAGCATCTTGGCGAAGTCCCGTTCTTCACTGCGGCCTGTGGAGCCAAGCCCACTGGGGCTTTCGCCAAACAGGATGGTGTGGGGAATCTGTGAAGCGCCGATAATGTCCACGCGCAGCTTCTCCAAAATCTCGCCAATGCCCGACAAGTTGCGCGTCACATAGTCCAGCTCTTCCTTGTCCGCATCAATCGCATAGCCGCGATAGATGCTTTTGCTCATGTCGTTTAGCACCAGCCGATTCTGCACATCTTTCTCTTTGCCAGCAGCGAGCATCTGCGACAACCCGCGCAATTTATGCACAAATACATCAAACTCAACCAGTACGGTGCCAGCAGAATTAAGGCCAGTCCAATAGAGCCGGAAACTATCGTAGATGGCCTGCAAACTACTCATTCCCCATCCATAGTTCCTTTGCCTCACTCGATACGGCAGCCATTCCCCGTCGAAGCGCAAGATGCGATCCTTGTGGATCTTTTGCAGTTGCGGCTGGTTTATCAAGTCACCAGCAATAATCTGGTAGTACGTTGCCTTGGAGTAGTCGTAGAGGCTTTCTTCTGTGATGATGGGAGCAATCTGCCAGCGGTCAAGCACTTCCATGCCTTCCACTTCTTGAATGTTGCTGAAGTCCACAGGTTGTTCTGCGGAACGCCCATCGTTGATGTAGAGCAGCAGTGCAGCGCCGCCATACAGCCTGGCGTTCTTACTGGCGTGCATCAGGTGCTCCAGCAGGTACAGCTCCTCGATCACTTGCTCGATGCCAGTCACTTCCTCGGCGGCGGCACCATCCCCACCAAACAACACGCGAAAGCCCTTGCGTGTGGACTGCTCGGCCACAATGTCAACGATCCGCTTCGGGATCCACTCGCCATATAGGTTTTCAAGGTCCACTTGATTCAAGAAGACCAATGGTTGAGTGCTGGTGTACTGGCTCTTGTCTCGACTGGTGCCCATACCAGTGAGCACGTTGGCAAGGCCATCCACCCTTGTCCCATCGCCTACAAAATGTCCTAGATCCCCCGTAACCTCGCTCATTGGTGCCATGGCTAGTGCCACCATTCTAAGAAGGTGGCTATCATTGAGGCGCTATTGTGGCCCCTATGACGCACTGCCCAATTCCGTTCATTCTCTCCAAGCAAGAGAAAGAAGCAGCGATGGAGGAAGGCCACAGGCGTCAGGGCGTGAACGAACAGCATGGCCTGCGGGGTAGGAACAAGGGGCCTTCCAGGGGCAGCTATGCGCTGGACATTCACTTGCTAGGCGCCGCTGGTGAAATGGCAGTGGCCTCCTACCTTGGCATGAAGGATAAGCTATACAGGGAAACCACGGCCAAGCGTGAATCAGACGACTTGCCTGGCATTGACGTGAAGACACGCTCCAAACATTCCTATGATTTGATTGTGCAAAAGCACTCCAACCCTGACAAGAAGTTTGTGCTGGTCACGATTGAGAACAAGGAAGTGCTCATCCATGGCTGGTGCTTTGGCGGCGAAGCAATGCAACCACAGTTCTGGGCTGATCCCGCCAGGGGGCGCCCTGCCTTCTTCTACCCTCAGCAGCACTTACGGTCCATGGAGGAATTGAAACATGCTCTCCTGCAGTGAGTTTGCTCACCACGCCCTGGGCCTAGAGCTATGGCCAAAGCAGCAGTCCATCGTCAACAACCTCTTCACTGAGAAGATCAACCATGCCGTCTGGTGCCTAGGCAGGCGTAGCGGCAAGACGCTTCTAGCAGCAGTGGCGGCAGTGTATATGTGCTTTGTGCTGGACGAACAGTTCAGGCGCAAGGTAAGGAAAGGCGAGAAGTGGTATATCATCACGGTGGCAAACGACTTGGGGCAGGCCAAGATTGCCCTGGACAACATTCGTCAGCTCATCATCAACAGTCCCTTGGCGCAGGAAGTGGTCAGGGAAACTGCGTTTGAGCTAGAAATCAGCAATGGGTGTGTGTTTCAGGCGATCCCGGCTTCCGCAAGGGCTTCGCGTGGTAAGGCAGTGGTTTGCATCATCTTTGACGAGGTGGCCTTTAGCTTGGATAGTGATGCCAACAGGGGCGCCCGTGCATTGTTCGATGCACTAGGCCCTTCCATTGCACAGTTCGGGGGCTTTGGCAAGGTGCTGGAGCTGTCTTCGCCATGGATTACGGATGGCGTGTTCTATGAGCACTACCAGCAGGCAAACAGTGGCGACTACCCCGGAATGAAGGCGCTCAAAATCCCAACTTGGGAGATCAACCCTAACTTGCCTTTTGATTGCGCCTTCATGCAATCCGCCCGCAAGAAGGATCCTGAGTCGTTCATGGTGGAGTTTGGTGCTGAGTTCAGGCGCACCAATGCAACGCTAGTGGCGCCCGAGATTGTTGACATTGCAGTGAACAAGGAGCGCGGCATCCTGCTGCCACAGAAGGATCTACGAGGCACCTATGTACTGGCCCTTGACCCCGCGAAAGGCGGCAAGGAGCGTGACCTATACGTGGCCTGCATTGTCCACTACGAAGGGGAGCGCCTAGTGGTAGACAAGCTCCACCAGTTTGATGCTGACTTTGAGATTGCCGGCAAGATGGAAGTGAACATTGCCAAGGTGGAAGAATGGATTAAGGAGCACCACCGGCTGTATGAGTTTGAGAGCATTGTGCTTGACCAGTACAACTCAGCCGGCACCATTCAAACACTGGCTAAAGAGTTCCCCGTGTCGGAACTTACGTGGTCCGTTAGCACCAAGATGAAGGCTTTTAGCAAGATGAAAGAATTGTTCAATGGTGGGGCTATTGAGTTGTATCCACACAAGGAGGCCATCAAGCAGATCAAGAACCTTGGCGTGATCTATAGGAGCAGTGGCCAATGGAGCGTAACGGGCGGGAAGGATGCAGCAGTGGACGACTACCCATTTGCTATGGCGGCTGCCATTCTTG